ATCAGCCCATACTGCGACACGTCAGGGCCGCGATAGTACCAATCACCCTTAGGGGCATTTGCAAGCGCCTGCTGACGCTGTTCGTAAGTCCCAAGATAGATGCCGCCCGGCGCAGTAAACGCCTCCCCCGGAGCAGCCGGCTTGTTCCGAGAGAACGTGATCATTCCGTCCTGAATCGGCTGCATTCCGGTATAGACAGGGCTGTTCATGCCCGAGGAATGCGCGACATAACCCTGCGACGGATCGTTCGGAAAGCCGTTCGTCCACCCTTCACGCTGCCCACCGGACGCGCCGCCGCCGTACTGCTGCTGCATCAGCGAGGCAAGCTGTTCGTTCGTGATGCCCGCGCTCATGGGTTCCTCTCGATGTTCGTATCAGCCGGGCGAGACGCCGCTACCATGGCGTTCATGCGATTGGCATCAGCCGTCAGTTCGGCCTCAAGCTGCATTTCCTCGCGGCGAAGCTGGGCCTTCATCAAGGCTTCCTCGCGCATCAACTGCATCTTGGCCGCGCTCTCTTCCCGCATCATTTCAAGCTTCAGCGCATTGGCCTCGCGGTCGGCCTGCAACTGCGCTGCCGTCTTGTCGCGCTGCAATTGAAGCTCGGACGCGGCCCGCTGCTGGCTCAACTGAGCATCGGCCTGCGCCTTCTGCTGCTCGATCTGAAGCTTGGCCTGCGCTTCCATCATTTTCGGATCGGGCTTTGGCTGACCTGCCGCCTGAGCCATGGCCTGCATCTGCTCGGGGCCGAGGTCGTTGAAATAGCTATCGGCGGACTTGATGCCCGAAACCTCAACCATCTTGCGAAGCGTATGGGCGTACTTGTCGAGCGGAGCCAGCGGGTTAGTCGGCCCCATCTGCAACAGGATTTGCTCCTGAGCCTGCTTGATACCGTTCAGCATCTGCAAATCGCGGTCGCGGCTGCCAGAGCCCAGCCCGACATCAATCGAGCAATCCATGTTCGCATTCCACGAACGCGGGTCCATCGGGGTCCACTGACCGCGAAGTCGGATGACCTTCTCTTCGTCCTGGTTCTTGGCAATCAGCTTCAGGAGCGCGCGGAACAACCGGCGCATCCCCTCCGCGATGTTGCGGGCGTAATCCTCTTGCTTCGTATACGACGCACTCATCATGGCGTTGGTCGCCGTGGCGGTCGGATTGCCCGTGAGCGTGTCCTTGTCCAAGCCCGCCGACTGGTTGCCTACGCCCGTACGGCGTTCGGCCACCTGATCCCAATACTCGAGCATCGGGGCCGCTTCCTTGCCGACGAACGGCACGGCCAAATCCATGACGACGGATCGCGGGTCCTGGTCGGTCTGCACCACCTCGCCCAGCTTCAGGTCAAGGATCGCGTCTTTGTTCTTGACCGCCTCCATATTGACGGCGCGGTTGGGCTCCAGCGTCATATAGAGGTTGTCAAGCATCCGGCGCAGGAGAGCCGTCTTGACCTTCTGAACTTCGCCCACCTCGTCATAGATCGAGCGGCCACGCCAGCGGTGCGGGACAGGATCGGGAACAAGGTCCGTAAACGGCAGGCCGTCGCCCCATTCCTCATTTGCTAGAACGCGGTTTTCGCCCGTGTCCTTCGCCATGACGACTTGACGCCATTCCGCAACGCCGTCGCCGTCGTAATCAACTTGGACATAGCATTCGTAAATCTCAACACGCTCGGCAGCATGGTCGCCCTGCCCTGGTGCCTGATCGCGCAACGGCTCACGGGAGCGCTTTTCGCTGTCACGTTCCGCGCCGTCATTATACGGCGCAAGCATGTCGATGATCTTGCGGTCATAGCCACGCAACACAAGCTCAGACCGCGTAGGGACGCTCCTGTGGGCACAGAACGTGCAAGCCTCTTCCGTGAGTGCCGTGGCGTCGCGTTCGATCAGGAAGTCCTCTCCCGGAACGACAGCAATCCTCAGCTTTCCCTTGCGCGTCATCCGCTTGATGCGAACGTCATGCGTTGCAGGACCGGGCACCAACCCGCCCGTCATAGGGTCAAGCATCGGCTCGCCTTCGATGGCGCTATGCTCCAGAACCTCAACCGTCTCGTCATTGACAAGCTGGGCAAAGGCGTCGTCAGACAGGCCGCGATAGTCCTCTGTCCGGTATTCCGGGGCTTCATCCCACCAGTGCTTTAGAATGCCGTTGCCGACGAGCAAGCCGTCGAACATGGCGGAGCGAAGCACCATATACCCGTCGCATTCGCGCATCAGCACATAGTTGACGTAATCCGTCGCCTGCTTTGCGCTGGCCTCGTCCTCAGGCCGCTCGGGCTCGTACACGCCGACGTGCTCGGCAGCCAGGAACACCCGCATCAAGCCCGGCAGAAGCCATCCGACCGTATCAGCCAGGTCCTGCGACACGACACTGGACTTGCCCGGCTTGGACGGCAGGTCGTCCTTCATGTCGCCGTCGTAATACTTCAGCGCTTTCTCGCGAAGGGCTGACAGTTCCGAGCCGGAATAGCTTTCGGCGTCGCTGATTTGGCCGTCAAGCTGCGCGATAAGCTCGCGCTCGCTCATGGCCTTTCGCTTTGCCATTATGCGGCACCGAGCGAGGGAATGCGGCGGAACGCCGTCAGCCAGAAGCGCTCAAACCGCTTGACGCTGGCGATCCTCAGAGCCATGCCCTTCTTCCCACCGCTCTGGGCGCAACGAGAATGCAGCCTGTTGAGCCGATCACGCTGATCGATGCACAACTGGCGAAAGGCATCCTTGGGCATCCGTTTTGCTGCGCCCCTTTGCGCCTTCTCGCCAGCAAGAAACAGCGCAACCGCAAGCTCGCGCTTGTGTTCGTCATTATGGAACATGGGGCCTCAAACGATGTGGGAGTAATCCCGCTTGACGGGCTTTTGGCCGGGGTTTTCCGGCTGCTGATACGTCAGGCACATGAGGCCGAATGCGTCCGCAGCGTGGCTCGACCAATCATGGTCCGGGCCAAGGTCTAGCTGACGGGCCTCGTCAATCTTCGCGTGATACCAGCCCAAGGCGTCAAGTCCCGCTTGACAACGATCATCCATCCAGATCGACGGAAACACGCGCCTTGCAGCTTCGATGCGGAGCGAGGCCGCGCCAGTCCCTTGGTTAGGGATGACGCGCACCTCAAAGCCAGCTTGGCGCAATGCGCTTTCATAGCTGACCGAATAAACCTTATCAGATTGCACGCCGTCATGAGGCAGGATGCAGAGGGCCTTGCTATAGCCGTTGTCCCGCAGCCATTGGACATGCGTTGCGAGCGGCTGACCTTGCGCCTCGTAATAATCCAGCACGCGTATTTCGCGCCCGATGAACTGGCATATCCAGATCGAGCACGCATCGGCTTTTGCACCAGCACCGCCGATGTCCCAAACAGCGCGGATCGTCATCAGCGGATCGCGGGCTACCTTGCCAAGCCGCCCCTGCGATTTCATCTCGCTGATTTGCTTGGCGTAGTATGCGCCCTTGAACACGCTGGCGTAGCCGCCTTCCCAAATATGCTCGTACTGGTCGGGCGTGGTCCGCAGACAGTCGCGGCGTTCCGCGTCTAGCTCGCTCGGGAGCCACGGGTTGTCAGACCAGTTTGCCCGCACCACAACCGCATCGGTCGGAAGCTCGGGGCCTCTCAGCATCACGTCAACCGGATCAGACTTCAGACGCGGGTTCCAGCCAAACCACAATTGCGATCCAGGCGAGCGGATCGTCGGGCGCAACAGCGTCAGAGAACGGTTAGACATGGACTGAGCTTCCTCAACCCATGCCCTGCCAAAGCCTTCCAGCGACTTGACGCTCTCGGCTGTGTGGTCCTGCATACCCTGAAAGGTGATGAGCCCATCGCCAGGCGTCTGGATCACTTCGCGGAAGACCTTGAAGCCGTCAGCCTCGCCCAAGCCAAACGCAATCAGCTTGTCCTCGATCAGGCGCTTGGCGCTGTCCTTCAGGCTCTTCTGAACTTCGCGGATGCAGACGGATCGCAATCCCTTTTCCGCTAGGCTGTCTTCGATCATGAGCCCGGCGAAGAAGTGAGACTTACCGGACCCTCGCCCTCCCCATGCGCCCTTATATCGGGCTGGCTCCAACAGAGGTGCGAATACCTCAGCCGTTGGAATTTCGAGGCTGCGGGGCAACGATGCGCCTCACGATTTCATGGATGATCGGCTGCTCGGGATCGGAGCCAAGTTCAACCGATTGGGCAGGCTTGCCGTAGCCCCGGTCGAGGATGCGAGATGCGGCATCGACGGCAACGCGCTCGTCTTCGCTATCCATTGCCTTGACGAGAACGGCAATGGCTTTTTCAGTATGTGCGCGAGCTAAACCGGATAGGTTCTTGATCGCTATACGCTTTTCGGCAGGACGTGACATAAAACCCCGCTTTGGTGTTTGATTGCGCGGGCTTAGGTGTTTAGGATGCCCCTGCAAATGTGGCTGGATGGACCGAGCCGTTCAGCGCGCGAAGCGCCGATTGTGGGTTAGTGACACGCTTATACGCGGATCGTGGTAACGTCAAGGGTTTTGCATCCTGTTTTGAGATAACATTCCAAAATGCACGGCAAGCGCATACAGCCCTTCCCTGATGCGGAGGAC